CCCGGTGACAGGCTGAATGAGTACCTTCAAAACCGAGGTCTTGAGCGTGTTTTTGATGGTGTCCCACAAGCCCTGAAAAAAGCCCTTGCCCGATTCAAAAGCGCGCATGAGGGCGTCTTCCCAGTATTTTCCGGATTCTTCGGCGGCTTTCTTTTGCTCTTTGAGTATGTCTTGTGCGGCGTCATAAATGGTCTGCGTGACCGCACCCGATACTTTGGCGGCGGCCAGAGCGCGCAGGGCTTGGGCTTCTTGCCGGTATTTGTCGCCTAACTTGCCACTGAAGTCGATCAGGTCGGCTACGCCGGCCAGGCTGTCTTTGTTGATGGCTTGGTCGCTCAGTTTGGCGGCGTCAAGCTCTGCAATGGCGATCACGCTCAGGCCAATGGCGGCATTGTGTTCAAGTTGTTTGTCAAGCTCATCCTGAATGGATTTCATGCTGTCGGTGCGGGCTTTGTCGGCGTCCTCATTGGCTTTGATAACCTCTTTTTGCCATTCGATCTCTAACTTGGCGGCATCCATCATGAGTGGCTGCTTTTTCAGCAGCATATTGATTGACTGGTTGTACTGGTCCTGGCTGATTTTTTTACCATCCAGGGCGGCGCGCAATAAGTTGACGTCTTCGGCCCAGGTTTTTTCAAACCCGGCGGCAGCGGCCATCAGGTCGTTGTACTTGGCCAGGCCTTTGGCGGCCTCGCTGATGGTTTTGGTGGCGGTGTTGACGATGGGCGCGTCCAGTTGGGTGCTGCCCAGAAGGCGCGGGTCGGTGGCGGTACCACGGCCAGCGCCGGCCTTGCTGTTGAGTAGTCCGGCGTTGAGGATTTCGTACTGCAATTTATCCAATTCGGCGCGGGCGCGCACTGCATCTTCTTTGACTGCGACGCTGATGGCGGTAAATCCGGCAAAGTCCCCATGACCCAGAGCGACCATTTGGGCAGCAATGGCGCCAAACTCGCGGCCAATACCTTTGAGCACAAACTCCACATCGGTATATAAAATACTGGCCGCCTCGATGATTGTTTTGAGGGCACCGCCGATATAGCTACCAAAACCACTGCTGGATTTTTGGGCCTCTAAAAACTTCTCTGATAGCAGCGTCATGGTGGGGAGCAGTTCGCTGGCTATGCTGGAGACTGCAGATTTGCTGGCGACACCAATGCGCGTCAGGTTGTCATTGAACTCTTCGGCGGACTTGCCAAACTCACCACTAAACACGGCGCCCAGCGCATCGGCCTCATCGGCCATGGTTTTTAGCCCGGCGCCACCAGCGTTGAGTAGCGGTATCAGGTCGGCACCGGCTTTGCCAAACCCTTTAACTGCCAGGGCGGCTTTTTCCGGGCTGTCTTTGAAGTTGGCAAATTTGCTGGCTATCTCACCGAGCATGCCGTCGGCGCTTTTGAGGTGGCCGCCAGCGTCTTTAACACTCAACCCAAGGGCTTTAAAAAATTGCACTTGCTCGGCGCTGCCACCAGCGGCGGCAGCCATATTGATGGACAGCTTGCGCAGTCCGGTGCCTAGTGCCTCGGTGCTGACGTCGCTCAGGCTGGCGGCGTAGTTCAACTGGCGCAGCGCCTCGACAGTGACGCCGGTTTTTTGTGCCATTTTGCTGAATTCGTCAGCGGTATTGATGATCTCTTTCAGCCCGACAAGACTCAAGCCAGCGCCCAACGTCAAACCAAGCGCTGAGAACTTTTCAACTAAACCACCGATGGTCTCATTGATTCCTTCGGCCTCTTTTTTTAGGCCAGAGAGTTTGCCTGTGACGGCGCTGAAGGCACCCCCGGTGGCGTCCAGGGCGGTGATTTTGATGCCTACATCTGCCATGGTGCTGCCTTGCTACTGGTTGCTGTTTTTCTGGGTGGCCTGCTCGCGCTCAGAGAGATCACTCCAAGCCTCGAGCGTGCCTCTTTCGGCGGCCTGGATGCCGGCAAAGAATTCGCGCCGATCTTGCTTTTTGATGTCTTGCTCATCAAGGTAAGCCCGCACACCCGCATAGTCCAAGCCCGTAGCGCCCCCCGTGCCAACACGCCATTGCGTTTGGACAGCCTGCCAGTGCCCCCAGGTGGCCACGTTGCATGGCCACAGGTAGCCCACCTCTGGCGCGCTGTCAGGCTGCTCAATGACGCTGGCCAGCCAGGGGTTTTGTTTGTCGGTGGCAGGCGGTGCATGCGGTTTTCTCTGGCTGGCTATGAGGTAGGCGAGCTGCGTTAGTTTTTTGTTTTGGCGCCCACCTCTGTCAGATATGCCACCCAGGCGACGCGGGCGACGCCGGGTATCTTGCATAACTGATTGAGGGCCTCTGTGCTGTAGGCGATAGCTTTGTTTTCTGCATCGCGCACACCGGCCCAATCCTCAACCACATCGGTCAGGAAATCGACAAAGGTTTCGTCGTTGCCGGCCTTGACGCGGGCGTCCAGGGTGTCTGCATCCATGCGCAGGCAGGTGAGTTTGAAGTCAAACGGCTGCGCGATGCCGCCGGCGTCATTGATGGTGCCCTTGACTTTGAAGCTGACGGTGTCTGAGACGGTGATGGTGATAGCCATGATGGATTGCCCGATCTGTATAAATATGGCCCGATAAGCTGGATATGCGCGGCGCGGCTGGCTCGGGCAAAACCTGCCGGGCTGGGTGGCCCCAGCCCTGCCGCGCATAAAACTGTCAGTTTTTAGTAACTGATTGAGCGGCCAATGATGGTCAGCGCGGCATCTACAGTGTTGACACTGTTGACGTTGAGCTTGGGCATCTCGGAGACGTTCATGTAGCCATAGCCGTAGGTCACAGCGCCGCCACTAATGACCTGTTTAAAGGCCACTTTGGAGAGGTTGCGGCTGATGCCAATCATGGTTTGGTAACCGACTTGGGCGGCGTCGTGCGCCATGCTCAGCGTGATGCTGGTGGCGTTAAACCCGGTCGGAATTTTGATGGCGTTGCGTTTGGACAGCAGGCTGACGTCGGTAAAACGCGCATCACCACCGCTGGAGCTGATGGACAGCACCTGGGGAATGGCCGTCCAGCTGCTGATTTTTTGCGCTGTACCACCACCGGTGCCGACGGGGAAAAAGCTGGTGTTGGTGCTGTCCAGTCCGGTCAGACTGAAGGTGTCGACGGTGAGTACAGTCACTTTGAACACACTGTCGGTGCAGTCTTCCCAGCCAGAGTTGATGAGTACTTCATCGCCGGTGGTGTAGCCGTGGGCAACGCTGGTGGCCACTGCCGGGTTGGCGTTGGTCATGGCGGTGATGGTCTTTGCGGAGGCCATGGTTTGAGAAAACTGCTGCGAGGAACCTTCAGGGAAGTAATAAGACATGACTGTCTCCTATATAAAAAAACTAACTCAGGGAACCGGCGCTTGCGCGCTGGCGGGCGTTGAAAACTATGGTGGCGCAGGCGGTTTTATCGCCGTCGGCGTCAAAGTCAAAGCTGACGTGCTGCGGCTGCAGACCTAGCACCACACCGCTAAGCGTGGGGTCTGCCATGAGTCGGGCGTAGACCGACTCAAGCAAGGCGTCTACCGACTGGTCCGGCGTAGTTGCCCCGCTGCTGCGGGCATAGCACTCCACCGCGACGGTGGTAGACCAACTCACAGGCATGCTGTTAAGCACGCCCGCTTGGGTTACCTCAGACTGCACCGGACGCACAACCACCGCTTGCGCGACTGCTTGCGAGACCGGGCGCAGGTTGACGCGGCCAATGCTGTCAGCCACTGCCGGTGCGCTTTGCAGCGCAGCGGTGATGGCGGTCACAACCTGGTTGATGATGGTGGTCATGCAGCCTCCAGCAGCAGGCGGCTGATGCCGGTGCCGTCGGGTTCATGGGCGGCGATCAGGTAGTTGACCGCGTTGACTACTGCCGTTTTGCCAACCGGGTCGGTTGGCACGTTGGCGGTTGCCAGGGTCAGCACTGGCTGGGTGCTGGCCATGCCGTAGGGGCCGACTGACCCAGACGCATAGGGCGCGTCGTAAATGGCCGACACGATCACGCCGTTAAGCGTGACGGGCTTGGCAAATTCGTCCGTGCTGAAAAATACGTCTAGGTTGGCGGTAAGCATGGCGGCTCTTAGCGGTTTTGTTTCAGACCCACGGCGGTGCAACTGAGCGAAAACTCGGGCGTTGATGTGCCTCCGACAGTTTTGACCACGCGCAGGTAGCGCCGGGCGCTGTCGACGTTGAGGGTGATCTTTTCCAGCGTGGCGGCCTTGGTGCCCGCGTCGGTCACGGTGGTGAATACGGCCCCGGCAATGTCGGTAAAGCTGCTGTTGTCGGCGCTGTCTTGCACCTTGACGGCCAGCGTGGGGGTGGTACCTGCGACATTGATGGCGCTGAGCAGGATGGCGAGTTCGCCGACAAAATCACGCGCATCGACACCGGTGCCGTTGGCGGTGGTCAGGATGTTGGCCATGGACGCCAGGGCGAGCATTTGCAACTGGGTGCCAAGGTTGTTTTGATTCATGGTGGATCTCTGTTGGTTTGCGGGTTAGCCCGGTGCACCAGAGTGCAGCGGGCTAAGTGGCACTTAGGCCGTCAGGGCGTCCACCATGGTGGCGAACGACAAGGCGTTGCGCACGGCTACGTCGACGTCTTGCAGGGCGACCACGCGGATGGTTCCGGCGGTGCTGCCGGTATAGGGGTCAATCATCAGGTCAAGCCCGCCCCACATGCCGATCACCAGGTCGCCCCAGTTGCCAAACATGATGGCGCTGGCGACATCAGAGGCGCCCTTGGTCAGGTTGCTTGGCACGGCGTTGGTCACCGCGGCGCGGTAGCCGTTGAGGGGTGTGTTGCCAGCCTCCCACACCGGGGAGCCGTTGGTGGTGGCAAACTTCTCCGTGCCCTTGAGTTTTCCGCGCACCTTGGCATTGGTCAGGTAGCCCAGGGTACCGATGTCGGCATTGGCGGCGCTGATGGCGGTTTCAAGCGCAATGATGTTGGCCCAGGTGGGAGCAGCGCCGTCGGTGCCGCCAATCACACTGGGGGTGATCAAGGTGAGCAGGCCGCTGGGTTGGTTGGCCGAGCCCAGGCCGTTGATAGCGGCTTGCTGGATGGCCAGACCGAGCACGGTGGCCAAGTCGTTCTGGACCATGGCCTCGACGTCGATGCTGGACTGCAGCAACAGGCGGCGGCTGATGTCACTGAACGCGCCGACCGTTTTGGGGCTCATGGTGACCTGGCCGACGGTTTGCTGCGACTCGGTGGGCGCGCCGTTTTCAGCGACCCAGTAGGCGGTAGCAGCGCCGGTTTGTTTGGGGATGGCGATCATGCCGTTCAGGCCGGTGAGCGTGCGTGCGCCCAGGGTGTTGATGACCATGGCGTTGCGCAAAATGTCGATGAAACTGCCCGACAACAGGTCGGTGGCGACCAGGTTGCCGCCGCCAGTTGGGGCGCCCACGGTGAGGTCACGCTTTTGCACGTCATAGGGCACCATGAGCCCGCGAGATTGCTTGCCGATCTTGCTGGCAGCGGCTTCGGAGCAGTCACGCTCAAAGGCGGCGGCTTTTTGGGCGGCGGCGTCGCCGGGGTTGGCCAGGGCGTTGATGGCGCGCACCACACTGAAGCGCTTGACTTCATCGCGGCTCATGCCGATGTCGGCAGTGGGCAGGGGTTTGTTGCTGAGCGCCTTGATGGCGATTTGCTGGAATTCTTCGACGGTCTTGCCGTCTTGGATGGCGCGCATGGCCAGGTCGGCCCCGCCGGGGATGCCAGAGGCAATAGCGGAGATTTCGGCGGCGTGGTTGCGCTGGGCAACGGCTTCAATTTTTTCGGTAGGCATGATGATGGCTTTCATTTCAGAGGTGGATGGGGTTGGGGTCGAAGCGCAGGCCTGCATGGCAGCGCATTCAGTACAGCCCTGCATGGCGGCGCAGTCAACGCAGGCCTGCATGACAGCGCAGTCAGCGCAGTCAGCACAGGATGCGCAGTCAGAACAGCCATGCATGGCAACACAGGCGGCACAGGCAGCACAGGCAGCGCAATCAGTACAGTCCTTGGGGTCGCTTTGCCACACGGTCACTTGCACCGTGAGGTCTTTTTTGTCCAGATCGGCGTCGGCACTGCGGCCTACCCCAACGCTGGCATCAGCGGGCACGCTGACCAATGACACTTCAAAGGGTTCCCAGTCGGTGACGCGGTAGGTTTCCATACCTTCCTTGGTCTCGACCAGTTGCGCTTTGTGGATCATGTAGCCCACCGAGACGTTGCGGCGTATCCCATCCACCACGTCCTGGAAGACTTCTTCGGCGCGGGCGCTTTTGCCAAAGCGCACCACAGCGCGACCAATGCGGTCAGCGCCGATTTCGACGGACTCAACAACGCCGACGACATCTCGGCTATCGTGGTCACACAATAAATTTGCCCCACTGCGCAGGCGGCCCTGGCGCATGGCTGGGGCGGTGCAGTCCAAAATCTCGACGCCCCAGTAGCGCTCATACGGGGTCTCGCTGGCAAAGGCCAGGGTGACGGTGCGGGCGGTGACGTCAACCACCTGGCGCTCGACCAGCAGGGCGCGCTCAACTTTTCCGCTGGCTAGATGCCGCTTGAGGGTGTCGGGGATTTGTTTCTTTGACATGGGGTGTACTTTCGGGCTTGTGGTGTGCAGTCTTTAAGGCAAAAAGTGCACGGTTTAGGCGCTGGCTGCGGGTTGCGGTGTCATGGAGATTTGGGCACCCGGTGTGGGGTCGTAGGCGGTGAGCTGCACGCCCAGCAACTTGGCAGCAGCCTGGGCAGCGGCAATGCTGGTGAGGGTGTCGTCAAAGTCGTAGCCCATGGCGTTGGCCAGGTCTTGCGGGGCCATCAGGCCGGCCTTGACAGCGAGAATCTTGGCGTCCATGTCGCCCTTGGGGTCAACCCATTCCCAGCGCCGGGCCTGCCATTCGTGGGTGCTGAATTTGGCGATTTTTGCAGCGGGCAAAGCGCTGCCGTTGGGCATGGTGATGGCGCCCATGATGAGCGCGGTTTGCAGCCACATCTGGAACACCGGCTCCATGAAGGCGGCGATAAACCACTCTTGGTCGTCGGCCCAGCGGTCACGTTCTTCCAGCGCGCCGGATCTGATGCTGCTGTAGCTGACGCCTTCGAGGTCATTGGCCAGGCTGTGGTAGGCCACGCGCCAGCCGCTGGCGATACGCTGCAGGGTGGTTTTGACAAACGGCCCAAAGTTCTGCTCGGGGTATTTGCTGTTGAACTGCTGAAAGCCGACGCCGGTGGGCAGGGTGTCAAAGGTGCCGGGCTGGCTGGGGCTGATGGTCTTGCCGGTTTCGTCAAGGCCACCAATCGGGCTTTGGCCGTCGGGGGTGGTAAAAAAGCCGTAATGATTGGCGCCGTGCTCGGCGGCCAGCAGGGCCGACAACTTGAAGTTGCCCAAGTGGTGTAGGCTGATCATGCCAGAGCTCATCCACGGGATGCCGCGCACTTGCTCGGCGCGCTCGACCTTGAAGCGGTGCAGCACCTCGCCAATAGGAACCCGGATGCGCTGGCGGCTGCTTTGGATGCCGTCATTGGGGTGGCTGGCAAAAATGTGCAGCGCCACCGGGCGGCGGTAGGCATCGACCTCCACACCCATGATGACGGCGTTGCTGGTGCTGGTGGCGGCCAGGTTGTAGGTGGTGTCGATGCGGTCCACATCAATCAACTGCAGGGCGATGCCGTATTTGTTGCCAGACTCCGCACCACGCACCTGGCGCACCAGAAACTCGCCGTCTGAGGGAAGGCCGCCGACCAGGGTGCCGCACAGGTCACGCAGGGTTTGCTGGCCGGTGATGTCGCAGGCGCTAGACCAGTCTTTCCAGGCCGACTCGATGGCGGCGTTGGCCAGCTTGTCTTGCTTGCCGGGGCTGTCTTCCACACGCATCTGCAGGCGGATGCCGCCGGGGCCGATGATGTTGTTTTTGACCATGCCGGCGAACTTCACCGCGTAATCGTTGTTTTGCAACAGGTCTCGGCCCCGGCTGCGCAGGCGGTTGAGGTCGCTGCGCAGTTCGTGATTCAGACTTTGCTCGGTGGCCTGCCAGTCGGCGGTGAGGCGGTCTATGCGCGCGGCGGTGAAGTGGCGCTCCTGGGGCGCTTGATTGGGTACACCACGCAGCCAGTGGGCAGCTTTAGTCAGTAGATTTTTGGGTTGCATAGCGTAGTGGTGTTAGGGGCCAAAGCGCACCAGTACGCGGCGCTTGTCAGGCAGGCCGCGGGCGATGCGGGAGGCGGCATCCTCGCGGGCGACATCGGCGCGGTAACGGTCGCGCAGGGTGAGCAGGTCAGGGATGCTCAGGCGCTGCAATTTGCGCCCAGCAATCTCGTACATGGCGGCGCTCAGGTTGTTGGCATTTTCGAGGTAGGCCTCGATGTTGGCCAGGGCTTTGCTGGCGTGGCTGCGGGCGTCCAGGGTGGCGGCGCTGAATGCAGCCTGCACTGCCAATGTGCCGGTAGCCACGGTGAACACCTGCCCGGCTTTGCTGACCTGGGCGCGCCAGGAGTAGGTGCCAGCGGCCCAGCCTGCGGTAGTGGCGGCGGCGACGTTGACCAGGTGGTCAGGGCCGACTGCGCTGCTGTTGATGCTGATTTTGCTGGTGGCGTTGATCAGCGTGTAGGCCAGGGACCAGCCGTCGCTGGCCAGGTAGTCGGCGAGGCTGATCTGCCAGGTGGCGGTGTCGCCAGCGAGCAGGATGATGGGTTCGGTGGTGAGTATTGGTGCTGCCATGTCCGTGGACTATGGCGGCGCGGGTGTGCAGTCTTTAAGGCAAAAAGTGCACGGTTCAGGATTTGATGATGTACCAGAGTTGGCGCGTGCTTAGGCCGTAACGGCGCTCAAGCAGGGGGATGTGTTCGCCGAGCTGCCAGTAGTCGCGTTTGATGTTGGCGTTGCGGCTGCTTTTGCCCTCGCCGGCGCGCTGGCTGATGTACATGCGGTCGCCGCCAAAGACGCGGCGTACCTGGGCGCTGGCGTGCAGGGCAATGTGGGCGCGGATGTCGGCGCGCATCTCTGGGGGAGACAGGGCCAGGGCGCAGGCCAGGGTGTATTCGATGACGTCTTCAGTGACCGGCACACTTTGCAGCACGTCGGTGACGGACACGTTGGTTTTTTGGGTTTTGACGGTGGTTACCATGAGGCGGTTGGGCGGTAGGGTTGACGGGCGGGGCGGTGGATGGGGTTAGGTTTGCTGGCTTGTACGGTTGCTTGTGCGGGCAGCGTGATGACGACAGGCTGAGGCTGAAGCGCTGCCACGGTGTCGGTATTTTCGGGTGCACGCGTCTGCACTTCGATAGCGGGGGGTGGCAACTGGGGCGTCAGTAGGTCGCCCTGGCGGGCATCCTGGTAGAGCTTTTCTCGCTGGCTGAAGACGGTTTCAGCATGACGGCCCTGAATGGCGTACAGATAAGCGGCATAGGCTAGCACTTCGCAGTCCCATGACTCGTTGCGCCCGCTCAGGTGCACCCACATCATGACTTTGTTTCCGCTGTTGTCTTTGTGCAGGATGCGCTGTTCGCTGCGCATTTGGTCAAAGTAGTCTTGCTCGAAGCCGATCGGCGTGTGGAACACCCCAGGGCCGCTGCGCACGGCGTTGGCGTCGGTGCCAAGTTTCAGGCGGCCGTCCAACATGTTCTTGATGGTCTGGGTTCCGATGTAACGAAACTCTGCACCGCCGGGCACTTCTTTGCCGCGCCAGGTGAATTCGACCTTGCGCGGTTTGCCTAGAGGTGGTGCATGCAATGGCTTGGCACCAAGCGTGGCACACCAGTGTTTGCCACGTAACTTGGCATCACGGCAAAAGGCTTTGACCTCTTCACCTCGGTGGCCTCCCATGTCGATAAAGGCCACGTCGATGTGCATCACCTGGCCACTGGTATGGGCGATGGGTGCATCGAGCACCTCAGCCAGTTTCTTCCAGACTTCGGGCTGGGAGGTGTCACCATAGATTTCACCGTGGGCAATGCCCCAGCTTTCTTCCTGGCGGCCGTAGGCACGGATCACATAGGCCAGCCGGTTGTCTTGCGTGTCGACCCCGGCTACACATACCAGGCCACCCATGGGGCAACTCATGAGCGCATAGCTTTCAGATAGCGACTGCAGCACCTTGGAACTGATGGCGCTGCTGACTTTGTAGCTGTAGGTCTCGCCCTCGACGTTGTTGCTGAACGCCTTTTTCTTGTCTTCGTCATCACCCACACCCAGCCACATTAGGGACAGGCTGCCCCAGGGCGCCCAGCCAATGGGCGCGGCCAGGCTGCTGATGTGCCAGCTGGCCACGCCGGGTTGGCCCTTGGCGGTGGCTTCCCAAAACGCCAAGTTGTCGGCCTTGCATTGGGCCTCGGTCATGCCGGGGCGCCGTGCGTAGTTGGCGGTCTTCCAGGTGGCCTCAGTGTTCAGAGTGCCGCACGACTCGCAGGCATAACGCGTGCTGGCGGCGGTTTCTTCGGGATCTTCGTGGATGATCCACTTCATCTGCGCCCAGCGCAGCGGCTGGGGGTGTTTGCAGTCGGGGCAGCACAGGTGCCACTTGCGCTGGTCGCCACGCTTGTACTCGCGGTCGATGTTGCTGGCTCCCTCGGCCGTGGGTGTGCTGTCGCCAAACATCTTGGCTTTGCGTCCAAAGTTGCGAAAGCGAGCCCGCAGGCCTTCGAAAATTGAGCCCTGGTTGTCTACGTCAAACGGGTATTCGTCGGGCTCTTCCACTTTGACGTAACGCACGGTGGCCGACTTGGGCATGGAGCTGACGCCAATCAGGCGCATGACGCCGCCGGGGTATTTCTTGCGTAGCTTGGTGTTGTCTGACCCCTTGACCCCGGCGGACTTGATGCGCTTGCGTAATGCACGGGAACTGAGTCGCATGGGCTCAAAGCGTGTAAGTTCCCATTGCTTGGCGTCTTCCAGCTTGGGGAATGACACCAGGATGTTGCCGGCCGCATTGCATATCCAGCTGCCGAGCAGGTTCTCACCCGACACGCTGCCGCCCAGCTGCACGCCCTTCTTCATCCAACCCTCAACATAGGGCGACGTGGCCGACATGGTGCGTTGCACGTCGATCATGTACGGGGTGCGCTCTGGCCGGTAGGGACCGGGTTCGACCGCGTCCGCTGGCATGACGCGCTCAGTGCGTGCCCATTCATCGGCGGTGATCACCGGGTCCGGCTGCAGGGCATTTGCCCATGCTGTGGCCAGGGCTTGCTTGGGGGTCACTTAATCACCCTCCCCGTCCTGGTCGTCATCAAACTGGTCGGTCAGAATCTTTTCGACGCTCATGCTGGCCAGCACCGAGTCGATCTCGGCATTAATCAAGACCTCGCACGCGAACGGGTCAGACAGAGCGGCCACCTGGGCAGCAATGCGGGGCCCGGTGTTGCGCAGCGCATCCCGCAGGGTGCGCAGCGTGGTGAAACCCAGCTGCTTGGCTTCGTCCAGGTCGATCAACTTGCCCTTGCGCTGGTCCAGGTCGAGCTGGGCGTTCTCCGCGTCGATCTTGGCACGCAGTGAGCGCGACTGGTGATAACTTTTTTTGGCTGCGTCAGACTCTGGGTCACCCGGTATCTCGAAGTCATCATCCAACAGCGGCGCCTGGATGCTTGATGCTTCGTCGCTGGGCGTGAACAATGTGGACCGCTTGGACTCGTCGGTGTTGAGTAGCCACAGCGCGTCTGCCTTGTCGCTGTCAATCTTCGGATGCTGGCTGCCTTCAATAGCCACCAGCGAAGCGGCGATGCGGCCATCACGTTGTCCCTTACCGTCCATGTTGCCAATGGCCTTTTGCACGGCCCGCAGGCTGCAGCCGCGGTGCTCTGCGTACTTTCGGTAGCTCATCAGTGGCATGTAGTCCCCCTGTGCGCGGGTGTTACAGCCGTATCAATCCACCGACTACCCAAGCGAAACACCCCCGAACGCGCGCACCACGTGGTTCGAATTACCCTCGGGTGGAAGGTTGGTGAAAGTACCTTTGACGGGGGGGTGTTCGGCTGTGGGTGGACGCCGCTGTGGGTAGAGCCGTCGGTGGGTGGCATCAGGTTCATAGCAGAGTCCCTTGGCTCTTGATGAGCGAGGTCTTCATCGCTTCATCAAACGCCTGAGTGAAGTTTCCTGTGAAGTCGCGGTCGATGACTTTCTGAGCGATACCAAAGAAGTCAAGTCGCTTCTTGTATTGGGCCTCTTTGACGAAGATCAGAACGGGCTTGAGGCTGGTTCCAAAGCCGGTGCTGATGCGTTGGTAGACGCCGGGCGGCAGGTGTTTGGCTTTGGTGCCGCCCACGGGGTTGACCCAATAGACGAAGCCGTAGGTGTTCTTTTTGACGTTGCCTTTGGCCAGTCGCTTGACGGTTCGGTTGTCGGCCTTGTTGTAGCCTGCCTCGGTGTAGGCACCCAAGACATTGAGTATCTGACTGATCTGTCCTTGGCTCATGTTGCCGTTGGCGTCGAGTTTTGCGGCAGCACCAGGCACAACACTGTAGCCTGCAGGGAGCAGACCGATGTTCATCAGGCGCGCCTCCATGGCTTTGTGGTGGCGTTTGCCACTAAAGACATGCGGCTCGATCATGCTACGGGAGGACTCCACTGAATTCTTGTCTTTGTAGGCTACCTCAGCCACCAGATTACTCTTGCTTGCGAACTTCACGCGCAGGCTGTTGATGACCCATGGCGTAGGCCGATCAAACACACGCGGCATCTCGGTTTGTATTTCACTCTTGGCCTGCAATGCAGTCTTATTCATCGCATTGGCCAGCGCAAAGTTGATCTGCCCTGGCGCTTTGGCGAGCGCGGCCTGAACTTCTTTGATGCCACTGATGTCAATCTTGATCTGCATGATGAATCCTTTAATCGGCCTTGGTTGCGTTGATGGCTGCGATGGCACCTAACCCCTGTGACACGAACGCTTCGCTGCCTGTGAGCGTGATGCGCATGGCGCGCAGGCCTGGGAAAAGGTCTTGGGCTTGAAGGTGCTGCACCAATGCATGAAGCGCTGGCCAAGCCTTGACGGCAGCGGCCATGGCTTGGCGGTTTTCCTGAGTGCAACTGATCAACCTCTTCTTCACTTTTTTTCCTTTTAAAACAATAAAACAGTGAGTTACGCGGTTACACGCACGCGTAACTCGCAAACCCGCATGAACATTGATGAGTTACGCGGTTACGCGGTTACGCTAGGGTTGCGCATACATGCACGTACGCACCCACACATGCGCCCATGTACGCACACATATGTATAGGGGCCATGCGTAACCGCGTAACCGCGTAACTTCCCGCGCTGGCATTGGGTTTCGGAGTTACGCCATTCTGTAACCGCGTAACTAATTTGGGTGTTTTTCACTGTTCATCTCCGTTTTCGCCACTATTGGGGGAATGGGGGAAGCTATTACCGATGTATTTGCGCAGTTCTTTCTCAAACGCTTCGCGGCTTTCGGTAGCCCACTCGCCCTCTTTTCGTTCTGGTGGTGGGTCAAGTGTGAGCAGCATGCGTTCCGATTTTTTGACGCCCATTTCATCTTTGGGTGCCATGACTTTCTCGCGCACCTGCGGCCCCTCAGACTCACTGATGCGCAGCAGCGTTCGGGTAAACATGTTTTGCTTGAAGGGAAATCGGTCGCCGGTGCGCTGACACCACTTGATGTAGCCTCGGTAGGCCTGGGTGCTGGCACAGGGCCAGTACGGCAGGTCAATTTCACCCTGGCTCCAAGCCAGCCAAAACAGTTCGGGGCTTTTGCGGTTGATGTCGATCAGGTCACGCTTAGCCAGTGTTTGCGGGGCTGGGGCGAATGGGTCAAAGTCATCCAATGGGTAGGTCTGCAAGAAGTGATAAAACGCCTCTGTGCCCCCGTTATCGCGCCATTTTCCAAGCGCTCGGTAATACTCAAAATCTTTGGCGCGTGGGGTGTAAATGACCAGATAGCGCCGGTCGCTGTTGTCCATAGCCAGCGGCGTGAGTTCGTTGGACAGAAACGCCACATTCATGTGGTTCGATTCTTCGCGCCGGGGTAAATTCTTGGGGTTGATCTGCACCGATGGCGAAGTGATCAAAGCCTTGAGACGGTTTTTGTTATGCACCAGCTCTTGCCGACTAGACACCTCATCGCCGACCACAAACAGTTTGCAGGAGCGCCAGTCATTGAACTTATCTTCAAGCTCATCCTGGCCCACCAGACAGCCGTATTTGCCGTAGATCGCGGCGACCAGGTCAAACAGAAAGTTTTTCCCAGCGCCTTCATCACCATGCATCACAACAGCCGTACGCAGCTTCGCACCCACATGCTGCAGCGGGTAAGCCAGCCACTGCAGCAGCCAATGCATAATTTTGTCGGAATCGAAGTAGTCCTCATGCGAACGGCTGGTAAGGTAGCGCACCAGATCAAGAATTGGATTCACATCGCCCTCTTTGGGCACCATGGCGATGCCGTCAAACAGGTTGATGCAGCGCACCAGGTCTGCCTTGCAAGTGGGGTCAAACACCACATCTTGCTGCAGCACCGTGCGTCGGCGCACGTCGCCCTTCCACATCTTGACCATGTCGCTACCATGCGCGTGCGCCATGTTGGCCAGCTTCATGATCAGGCGCTGGGAGCCGTCCCACACCGTGTCAGTGCCATAGATCAGGGCAAAGTTTTCCAGTAGGTTGTTGTACAAACCCCAGTCAATGGTTTTTTCTTGCTTTTTGGCAGGCTTGGTATCCCCCCCGGCCCCCACATCAAGCGCATTCGCGCCTGACAGCGGTGCAGGGGCCAACTTGGCCGCCTTGGATTTGGCCGCGTCAGCCAGGCTTAAAACCTGTGCAGTTGGGGGTGTAACTGCCTCAGCCGGTGGTGTTCCGGACATGGGCGGTTGTGGCGGTAATTCCGCGTCATCAACCATGGTGTTTTGTCCTTATGGCACGCAGCACGCTGGAAATCTGGCGGGTAACCACCTCTAACCCATGTGCATGGTGCAGGTCATTGAAATCGGTGTCTTTGGGGCCGCGGCCTGCCATTGGGAAAATGGGCCAAAGCAGGTCACAACCCACCACCGTCTTGGCAACTTTGAGCGCCGCTGCGCGCCCAGGGTTATTGAGAGCGCCCGCATGGTCGCGGGTGCGGTAATCATCGTCGGCACAAATCAGAATTCGGCATGTTGGGTGCATTGAGCGCACCAGGGGCACCACATGCTGCAGGTTGCCAGCGTCCAGCGCCACGTACACCGCCAGCGTGTACTGCGTAGCCATGCGCAGCGTCAGGCCGGTGGCATAGCCCTCGCAAATCAAAATGATGAATCCATCCACAGCGTCACCCAGACGTACAGCGCAGCCCGCCTTGGCAAAACCCGGTGTGAACATCTTGCCGCCATCGGGCTTGATGCGCTGCACGCCCCGCAGCGCCTGATCACGAGGCCAGTCGTAGCGCAACAGCGGCACCAGTAGCTCACCACCGGGCAAGTAGCGGCAGGCCTCACCCAATACACCCTTGCGCGCCAGGTAGGGTGAACTGCCCTGCTTTGACGCCCGGCGCCACAGGTCAGTAGCACTGAGCGCAGCTAGCTCGGCCTCAGCCACGCGGGCGGCGGTGGCCACCGCCCGAGCGGCGTCATGTTCGGCCTGGCGGCGTTTTTGTTCGGCGTCGTTAAGCGGCTTCCAGTCGACATCGACCTTTTCACTCTCGCCCGACTTGTAGCTGCCAAACCGGCCCACAATGAAATTGCCCCCGGCATCGGGGCGAAAGGTACGCAGCCAGTACCACCACTTGCCTTTGAGGCCACAGCCCCGGCGCTTGGGTTCATCTACCACCAAGGGCAAATCCTTGTCGCGGAAAACCACGCCAAAGGCCTGCATTTGGTGAACCACCTCAGCGTAGTTGTCCATCAGACCCGATTGCTTTCGTCCTGCTTACAAAACACCTTAAACGCCACACCCAACAGCTCAAGCGTTTTTCGGTTGACTTGGTGACCCACATGCTCCAGGGTGTGGCGCTCACCAGGGTTGATGTCGTCGTCCAATATTGCCGACTGAAACACCTGGGACAAACGCCCGATCTCAGAGTACAGATCATTAAACTTGGCCAGCAATTCCTCATTGCCAATCGGCCCGGTATCGGGCAGTTTGACAAACGTGCCACCGGCCTGCTGGGCTACCGCTTCGGCCCAAAGCGTCGTGCCTGAAACCGTCTGCATTTGCTGCGCCAAATGCACACACACAGACTGGCCACGACGCTCATAAATGCGGTTTTCTAGTGCGTCACGGGTCATGCCCAATGACGCGCACATCACATCCCACCCGCCGGGTGTGGCTTTAATCATTGCAATGTAAGTACTACGCATATCACTACCTCTTAAAAAACATGGTGGTTTTCAAAACTATGGTGTGCACGCACACTGCGGCCATGCACCGCACCAACACAAACACCACCCACCGCAGGGCCAGAGACGCCGCTGCTGGCCCTGTGGCGGGCAGCATCATGACGGTTGGGGAGTTCAACCGCCGGCGAGACGGTGCGGGCTTTGTGGCGGCGGGTGGTGATGGGGTGAGCGCCCCGGCTGCAGGACAATGGTGTTCTCACACAACCAATATCAGCAAAAGGGGCGCTCATGGGAATACTGGAAGACGTCATGAAGGCGCTGGAGCGCATCCCTTCATGGAAGCGCCTGCAAAACTTGCCAACACAAGTGGAGGAACTGGAGAGGCGCATCAACGCACTGGAGAGCCGACTAAATCCAGCGACAGGCGAGCAGTGTCCGAGTTGCAGAGCCATGGCGTTCAAACTTCTGCGCAGCGAACCGGCACCGGAGCCGTGGGGCAGCATGGGTGTGCGCCAGGATCACTTTGCGTGCTCGGCATGCCCGTACACCGACATTCGGGAGCGCAACCCCGGTTAACCCAGGCGACAGCCACCGCCGCCATACATGATGCGGCCTGGGCAACAGGGAGCCAGGAGATCATGGTCAGCTTGTTGTTGGAAACTTCAACCTCAAGCATTGCGCGTGACCCATCCATGTCAAACCCCCTGCGCTACGGCTTGGGTAGCTGGTTGGGAAAGGGTGGCGGGGGTGGCCAGCTCGGGCCAGAAATCCTGCCAGTCGTTTGGCCTAAGCTCCTGCAGTGTGATAACGCCGTTTGTGATACGGGTAATGGACACACACCGCGCGGGTGGCACCTGTCGCTTCAGTGTTTTCCACTCATGCACTGTTGGCGGTGCGACACCTAACATGCGTGCAAGCGACGTCAAGCCACCGACCATCGTTGCGGCCCTTTCGATCGGAGAAATGTGTTTCATGCCTCCATTATTAGGCATTACCTACATTAAAAGCAAGGCATTGCCGAATTTATTTTCAGACTGCCTAATTCCGCCCATGAAAAAACAAGAGCATATGGGAGTCAAACTCAAACAAGAAGCCGAACGCCTCGGGTTAAAACCTGCTCAAGTGGCCGAGTTATTTGATGTGAAACCACCATCGGTGTATGACTGGTATGCACACGGTCGCATCCACAAGAAGCATTACCCAAAATTAGCCGAAATATCTGGCAAACCACTCACGTGGTGGCTTGATTTTCCCGAAGAAAGCATACAGGCGGCCGAAGAACAGGCACCTTATGCGGGCACAGACCCTCGACACAAAATCTTGCTGCAATTGTTCGAGGGTCTTCCTGCTAAAGAACAAGACGAACTCATTCGGACCCTTACGGAGAAAAAACAGCACTACGACCAGGTGATAGATGAACTGTTGGCCAGGCGCAATGCGGCTTGACAATTTTGCATTAATTACACACAAAATCAATTTGATTTTTTCCACCCGCCACAAGATGAAATATGCTCTGGCGATGAAGTCAATTTTTTGATGGAGGAGCAATGAGTATATTTTTCACGTGGTTTGTGTTTGCCATCGCTGTTGGGGCCTATGGCTCCTCCAAGGGACGCTCAGGGTTCGGTTGGTTCCTTTTGTCCATGCTACTGAGTCCGCTGCTTGGTTTTATTTTTTGCGCCGTCGCTGACGATCTGAAACACCCAAAAGAAACCGTTCCTACAGAAAAGACTCATGTAAGGTGTCCTGATTGTCGTGAATGGGTGTTGCCAGACGCCCGCAAATGCAAGCACTGCGGTACTGCTCTGATACCGCCATTAATCAATGAGCCTGTAGTCCGTCCGTCACACGCATCATACGAAACAGGTGTTTATTTAGGGAAAAACTGGGGCCAGGTTGTGTTGGCGATTGTTGTGATTTTTGTGATTCTTTTGGGAGCGCCTTTTTTCTTGATGCATTTATGAAAATGAATCTTACCGGCGTCGTTTTAATCTTTGCCGCGCTGATCTCCAGCTCGCCCGCCGATGCCCGCATCAAGCGCAGCCAGAGCGCCAAAATCGAATTCAAATACCAGCACCCCTGCCCGGACAATGGCGCGCGCAAGGGACCATGCAAAGGCTATGTTATCGACCACATCAAACCGCTGGCGTGTGGTGGTCCTGATCGGCCCAGCAACATGCAGTGGCAGAAAATCGCCAAGGGGAAGGCTAAGGATAAATGGGAGCGCAAAGGGTGCAAAGTGATTTATAAATAAAACCCGCTTGAGCGTTTAGTGACAGTGCCTGGTATTTGTGGATTTTTGCCTATGACAGCCGTGCTTGTCAGTTCGCCCGCTGTGCGCCCACGTATTTACGCAGATAAAAATGATTGCTAGAAACATCAATTTCAAAGCGAACTTCATAGTGAACCTGGTATGCGTTTAAAGCAACTTGGTGCATTCAAAGTTTTGATGACAGCGCAGTCCAATAGCTTTGTTGATCCTGTTGCATTGTTGGCTATCTGTATTTGGAACGCCTTCTTTTTTAGACACTTGGCGTTCCAATATGCGTTCCCTTGTTTGTCGCTCCCTTGATAAAAAGTCTCACTGACCGTTTTGCATAATGGTGTTTCGGCTGTCAACAGCTTTGAAAACAATTCGTTTCGTTGGCTTTCGCTTAAAGCTGAAATTTGCGTGTGCGCCGGATTTGCGCTGGCCGTCGTAACCAATACGAGACCCGCAGCGCACATAAAAACTACTTTTTTCACTTAACACTCCCTGAGATTTACAGGGTTTCAGTGAAGCATTGAAAAAATATTTAGGCAATGCCTTGCTTTTGTGTAGGTAATGCCTAATAATCCACTCCAACCCCGCAATTCGGCGGGCAAGGAGTGACAAGTGAAGCTATCCACCTACCCCGCATTCAGGCTGAAATGCACCGTCGGCATCATTCTGCCCGGCAACACCTCCTGTAAACCAGACATCACGCTCGTGGTGTCGCTGTTCGTCAACCACTGGAACGATATTCAAAGCGGCGCCATGCGTGAGGCTGTCTACCGGCTGGAGCTGCTTGGTGTTGACAAAGACACACTCAAAAATGCTGAGTTTGAAGTTGATGATTGCAGCTACGTTGCCTTGGAGCCACGCGGTGTGCGCCGTGAATACGGCGTGCCAGTGGAGGCTTTTTACCACCACGACCCCAAAAAACGTGATGTACTGATCCGTCAGC